ATCTGGCTTTGTAAATAAATCAGTAGGAATCTCTATGTTATTCTCATTAAAATAAGCAAGAGCGGGTCCGTCAAAACCTTCCACTGTGCTAGCAACAAATTTCTTAGATTCTACTTTTTGTTGTTCCTTCGTATGATAAAAATACATGATATAAACGGCTGCTAATGTAACGGCGCCTACCAATAACGTGCGAATGCTCTTCGTAAAAATAAAACCGAGAATGGTCAATACAACAACTGTTCTCGAAATTGCGTTTAATTTTTGATTATACGACATGCTATCCGTAGGGAAGAATTCAAAAATATGCGCTGGCTGAAATAAGACGTTTGGATCCTCTATAAAAAAGGGTATAGGGGTATGTTTTTGTGGTTCCGAAATTATCGTATCAAAAGCCGAAGCTTGTCCACTAAAGGAAGAATCGATAAAATTGCCCGAATTGTCTTGTGGTCCAAGATTCGTGGCATTATCCGTTTTTTTTATAATTGGTTTAATCGGCGCATCATAAGAATTCGATGGAATAGTACTTGTATTTTGATTCATTATTTAATATATCTCTATATTTTCTTATTCTATAAATAACAAAATAGGATAAATCCATTGTCTGGATGTTCTCGTTTTTACTAAATACACTGAAAACATCAAATACGGTCTTCCCTTTTTTTAATGCAGTCATCATCCATCTGGAAACTCTCGCATTTTTTCTCCTGTGGCACAATCTTCAATATACACTTGGATTTCTCACCATAAAGTGGTTCCGTGCAACCTTTCTCATGGACTATTGATATTTTCTTAGCAAAATGCACGTGCTTCTTTTTCGTACAGGCCTTGCGGCTGGTTAATGGTTTTACACATCTAGAACGAAAGTGTTCATACCGTTCTCGAACATCTTCATAACTGAGTCCAGATTTCTTCTTCAGCATTTTATTAATTAGTTCATGTAAGTTATAAATATACCTTGAAAATGTCTCACGGTTCTCCATGTCCGACTCCTTTAGTGGTAACTTCTTAAAGTTCTTTTTAAGATTCTTCCTACATTTCCCACATGGCAAAACGTTCTCTAAATTTAAAATAAACTCCCGATAATGTTTCTTATTTTCCGCCGTTGGCTGTACAGGATAATTAAAACTCATCGTATGTAAATAATGCCACATACTAGGTCCCCATACAGTAGTAAGCATGCCGTCATTGCTATTATAATCGGCTTCGCTATAAACGCCACCATTTTGTTGTAGAACATTATTCATAAAATAAGAATGGTAGGGATTGTGTTTTTTCTGACGTTTTTGAGTTGTATTATGTTTCATTATTCGGAGTATCTTTAGTTATATTCTAAGGATATAATAATTTTGTGAATCAATAATTGTATTTACGTTTTTTACGCATTAGAAATCTATGTCTATAATATATAAAATGGCAAATATTGTAGATGTGCTTCGTAAAATGATCGCCCCATATTACTACGTAATAATAACAATTGTTATGATTGTATTGTTTGTAATTGTGGGCTATTATGCGTATAACCAATTTGGAAATATAAAACAAACCAAATTTGCGAATGTGGCAAATACCAACCGCCGCAATAAGGAAGTAAGTATTTTATTTTTTCACGTCGATTGGTGCCCTCACTGCAAGAAAGCTTTGCCCGAATGGAATTCATTTAAATCACAGAATGACGGTAAAGAGTTAAATGGATATATCGTAAAATGTGTAGATATGGACTGCACAAATGAGACAAGCGACATTACACGTGCCATCAATGAATATAAAATCGATTCTTATCCTACGGTAAAGATGTTACGAGATGGACAAGTCATTGAATTTGATTCCAAAATCACAAATACTTCATTGAATGCCTTTATCAATTCCATGTTAAATGAATAAATATATCATTTCATATTCGCAATAGAGTAAATATGAAATCACAAGATTCCAAAAACACATCTATTCCTCTTTCATTACATAACTAGAGCCAATGTCCATATATTTTTTGCGCTCTTCGGGTTTCAATATGATTTCACGAAAAATAGAATATTCTGTAGTAATGCCAGGAAGAGCGCCTTCAATTCCTACGGTTGTAGTTTGTTGGCAAATTATAATGCGCTCTATGATTTCATTTAATAATACGGAAAGATAATCTATGATTGTGGAACCGTGTATTATCTTAGTCTTGTTTTTTGGCAATATTCGATAAACACCTAAGATTTCTAGCGGATCATCTGCTTCTTCTAAACACTGTTGCAATGGATAATTTGAATATAATCCACCATCTGCATACGCAGCTCCTTCAAATAAAAAAGGCGTAAATATTATTGGCAAACAAGAGGAACAATATATGGCATCCACGACTCTCCAATCAGGATGTGTTTTATAGGAAATATTTATCGTCTGAAATGTATTTAAATCTGTAGTATACATATGAAGTTCTATGCCATTCAATTCATAAAATTGTTTCATAGTTATATCCAAAGGTATATCTTTTCCAGCAAATAAAGGTTGGAATGCATCATCAAAAATTTTGGTCGTATAAATACCCATTTTGCTTATTAAAGATTCAATCATAAATAACGTAGTTGTTTTAAACAGATGTTGCCAAGGACGTTTTATAAAGTAATCATCAATTACATCCCAATCATAATTTAATGCAATAAGAACCGAAATTAGTGATCCAACCGATGTGCCATGAATCGTTTTTATGTTCTCTATCTTCCAATAGTTTTGTTTCGATAGTTCTCGAATGGCGCCATAATAAGTAAGACCATTAAATGCACCACCAGATATTACCATATGTTTAATAGTTTTTTCACCATTTTTAATTGAGGGGTGAATAGTAATATAACGTCCGGAAGGATCAACACCCGATTCTTTATCCATATTATTTTCTATATTACGGTTTTATTTTCTATGTTTTTTCTTTTCAGAATGTATATAAGTAGATAGGTTTTATACAATGTCTTGTTTTTTATTCGTAGACGATGAAGAAGCACGTGGTAAAGTAAATATTGACGATCTTTATGAAAAATCACAGCAACGGGATTTGAAACAATTATCTATTTTTAATAAATTATTAAACCGAATTCATAATCGCATAACAGCTACTGCAAAAAATAAACATAATGCAAAGAACATTTGGTTTTTAGTACCAGAATATATATTTGGAGAACCAATTTATGATCAAGGCGATTGCATAGCATATTTAGTCGTAAAATTAGAAGAAAATGGGTTTCATGTTCGATATATTCATCCAAATACGCTTTTTGTGTCGTGGAATAATTGGGTCCCTTCCTATGTTCGTAATGAAATAAAAAAGAAGACAGGTATTATTTTAGATGAAAAGGGAAATGTAATCAATAAAGACGAAGATGTCGATGCAAATGATCCAAATACAAAATTATTGAATGATGGAAAAAATACGGTTCAGAAAAATGGCAAACAATATACATCTATCAAGGAATATAAACCAACCGGTAATTTGGTTTATAATCCGGAAATGTTTGAAAAGATTGAGAAGAAAATGTCCTAATGTCCTAATGTCCTAAGGACCTAATTGTATTAGTTTTGTTATTTTACATTATTCTAGACCAACATAATGGTGGTCTAGAATATCAGAGTCTTAGTTTGTGTTTTAAAGTTTTATGACGTTTCATAAGTTGTTTATGAAGTCGGGTTTTATTTCGCCCACCTGAAGTGACTGGACGACGATTCTTTTCCATGGTTGCTTGCATTTGTTCAGTAATTTTTTTGGGAACTGAAGCACCTGCTGCCACTTCTAAACTACCTACGGTTGGCAATGCACCTGAAATAGCGTCTTGCAACTTTTGCGCATCTGTTTTTTCAACCTTATTGTCACAGGTTTCCTCTTTTTGCGTAGTATTGCCCATGTTTGGTTTGCCACGCATAAGACGGTCGATCGCATCCTTTAGCATTTTATCTAGTGCATCTTGTCTTGCATTTTTTTGCGCTTCTATTTTTTCTAAGTATTTTTGCTTTTGATCTTCTTTAAGAACGTCCCATTGTTCTTTCGTCATACCAACTTTTTCGTAATCACTTAGACCAAAATAGTCTGCTAACATTTCCGTTCCAGCAGCGTCTTTCATAACCTGTTCACGCATAATTTTTCGAGTTTGTAAAGCAAAGGGTTCTAGTATCTCTTTTATATTTGCAACAAAGTTATTCGTAAAATATTTTTCAAAACGTTTATAAACAGAATCTATCAAAAGAGTAACAGATCCGGGGTTTTTGCGAATATAATTACATAATACGTCAGTGAAATAATCCATGATTGATTTCGCATCTAAATCGCTTAATTGTTTTATCGTTGGTGTACTAGACTCAGCCGAAGCATCTTCTTCAATTTGTCGCCATAAATATTCCTTATCATGTTTATTCGAATCTGCAGCAGGTTCTTTTGGCGATTCCTCGGTTGTACTGTCTTTAAAGAAATTCTTTGATAGATATTTATTTATTTCATCCTTTTTTGCATAAGTTTCTAACATAGTAAGCATTTTTTCTTTAGCGTCGCTGGTTATTTTAGTGATATTTGGGTCTTTTTGCATTGCCTCACATATGGTTATTATGATTTTTTTTACACAACCTTCGATATCGCCAACAGTTAACGATTGAAGTTGATCGTTTACTGTTTTTACAGCATTATCTATTGCTGCATGTTCGCATTCATCCAATAAACCATTTGAACCAATAGATTTTCTACATTCCTCCATAGTAGGACCAGCACCAGCACCTTGTAGAGTTTTTAATAATGCTGTTGCCATATAAAATTCGTATCTATACTATACTTACAAAAAAATTGAACTAAGCGAAGTAACAAAATATAAATATGAACAAATGAATTTTACTGGTCAAAAATTAGTGATTCGGGTAAAACCCCCCGATCCAACGCCATGTGTTAAAACTATAAAAAATACTTCTTCCGAGATTGTACCAAACATGCATGGTACAATAGAAAAACCCACATCCACTAAATCTATCCACAAAACAACACAAAAAAAGAAAAAGGCAGAATTGTCCATCCTAGATAAATCTCAACTCTGGAATGTATTCGATAAAGATAAAAAACATTTAGAAGAAACTACTACTAATTTAGAGTGCGTCTATGAAAAACAAGAGGAACTCGAATCGTGTAAGCTATGTAAATCCGCACTAATGATAATGGAAGACGGCTTTCCAACTTGCACTAGCCCACAGTGTGGTGTGATGTATAAAGATATTTTAGATTATTCGCCGGAGTGGAGATTTTACAATGCCGATGACAAAAACGCAAACGATCCAACCCGCTGCGGAAATCCTATCAATCCGCTACTCGTTGAATCGTCTTTTGGCTGCAAAGTTTTATGTACAAATAAATCGTCGTATGAGATGAAAAAGATTCGTAAATGGACGGAGTGGCAATCGATGCCGAATAAAGAGAAATCGCTCTATGACGAATTCCAGTTTATTACGATCATGGCGCAAAATGCCGGCGTTCCTAGAATATTTATCGATGATGCGATGGCGATTCATAAGGATATCTCTGAGCAAAAAATGTTCCGTGGCATGAATCGGGATGGTATCAAGTCGGCGTCTATTTATATTTCTTGTCGTTTGAATGGATGCCCAAGAACTGCACATGAAATCGCCGAAATTTTCAAATTGGATAAGACCAGCGCAACCAATGGATGTTCTATGGCAGTGAATATTTTACATAACATTGAGCGAAATATTGAACCCTCCCATCAGGCAGAATTGTGCGTAACATTACCAAGTCTGTTTATTGAGAGATATTGCAGTAGGTTGAATTTTAATCAGGAGCTGACTATGCTGTCTAAGTTTGTAGCAAATAAAGTGGAAAAGAATAATTTGATTACGGATAATATTCCTCATGCTATTGCTGCAGGCATTGTTTATTTTATAGCAAACAATTGTAATTTAAATGTAACTAAACAAGATATTAAAATGATATGCGGGGTGAGTGAAGTCACAATCAATAAATGTTTTAAGAAATTGGAAGCGAATCGTGATAATTTCTTGCCCAAAGCAATTTTAGATAAATATGCGTAATACAGAATGGCATGTTTAGGTGAATATTTTTTTTTGTGTTTTTACTATATATATTTTCGCAATGAGCGGCAATAACGAAGAGCAAAATATTACTACTGCGATTGAAGAAGTTGTAAATTCTGAAAAAGAATTGGCAGAGAAGGCGAAGGCGGAGGCTGAGAAAGCTGCTGCGGAAAAGGCACAAGCCG